TGTGCTTCGGCACCGTGAACCGCTCGCGCTCGACCGGCGGATGCACCTGCACCGTTGGCCCCACCTTGCTCAGCCCATCGGCGTACATCCGGCAGGTCGCTATCCGTAAGTCCACCTGCTTCGCTACCCGGTCGTACTCCCGCGCCTTCGCGTTGTTCGGCGGCTCCTCTTCGCGGTGGGTGAAGTAGGCTACGACCGCAGCCCCCCCAGTAGGCCACGGTCGTAGCCGTCGGGCCTCGAAGTAGGCCGAGAGGTACAGAATGTCAGCCCTCTTCGAGGCGTCGAACTGCGCGTCCAGGTCCCAGCCGAGGCGCTCGTGTAGCGCGCGCGCCATGCGCGGGATGATCCTGTCATCCTTGTGGTTCTGGCACACGATCTGAACGCGCAGTTCACTCACTCAGTCCTCCTACGCCAGTGTCACGTCACAGAACGCCGCCGGGCGGATCAGCCCGAACGCAGCCCGCATCTCGGCCAGGATGGCGATGATGTTGCGAATGAAGTAGTCCGAGTGCGAGTCGGTCACGAAGATCTGCGTCGCCTGGCGATCCCACAACACTGCCTTGCGCCAGTCGGCCAGGATGGTCGTGCCCTGGTTGTGCGCGAACGACTGCACCACCGGCACGCCCCACAGCCGAGGCGGCCCCTGTTGCAGCGGCCCGCCCCAGTAGTATTGGTTGTTGCCGTCCTGCAGCAGATCGACCGTCTCCCAGTCCGCCGGATTGAACAGGAACGCCGTTGGCCGCGCCCGTCCCACCGTCAGCAGGGTCGTGATCGCCTGACGGGTCGTGGTCAGGATGTCCGTGTTGAACGCCTGCAACAGAATGCCAGGCGAGTTCACGATGCCGACGAAGTTCTCGCCGATCCCGTCGCCGTTTAGAAGCTGATCTTCCAGTTCCTCGGCGATGTCGTCACGCAGCTCCTGGTCGATGATGCCCCTGAGTTGCGAGGCATCCGCCAGCGCCCGGCGCGTGGCCGCCACCCACACCGCGATGGTCTTGACAGTCGCCGTCACCTTCTCCCAGTAGATCGCGCCCTGCGGCTTGCGGCCCTCGATCTCGCCAGTCGCGCCCGTGTAGTCCTTGACGTTCGCCTCTGGCGTCGGCGCGGCCTCCGTCACCTGTTGCGTCTGCCGCACGAACTCCACGATGTCACTCGTGGTCTGCCGGATGCTGATCAGATCGCGCAGCGCCAGCGCGTAGCGCCCCAGCGGCTCATAGATGCCGGTGTAGTCCGTCTGCACGAACGCCCCAGCCGAAACGTCACTGGCCCCCGTGATCAAGTCCTTGCGCCCCAGCGGGATTGCACCCAGCATCACCGCCGGAGAGTGCAGCCCGCGCGTGCCGTCCGGGATCATGCCGCTCGGCGCGACGCTCTTGAGCCACGCCTTGTACTCCGGCGCGTTGACGAACCGCTCGCCAATCGTGCCCTTGCCGTTGCTGCGCAGCACATTGCCCGGCGCGTCGCTCTGCGGATGCGTCTGCTCCAGCCCCTCACCCAGCGCCAGAATCTGCGCCACGAACTCCGCGTCGCTCTTGGCTTTGGCGATCTGGTCATCGACCGCCTTGATCTCCGCCATCCGCCCGTCGGCTTCCTTCCGCTCATCTTCCGTGAGCATCCGGCCCGACTCCTTCGCCTTCTCCACTACCGCCAGTGCGCCATGCACCAGCTCCATCCGTCGCGTCTCCAACTCCTGCACGCCCATCTCAATCTCTCCTCTGTCTGGCGGGCTCCTAGCCCGCCGGTTGTGTGTTGCTTCCCAGTGCCAGTATCTCCAACTCCAACACCGTCGGGTCCAAGCTCAGCCGCTCGCTTGGCGTAGCGTCGCCGCCCTTGCCGTCGTGCGCGCCTTCTTGGTCGCCGGTGGCCCCACCGTCGCCGTCGCTCTTGATGGCCCGTGTGTGCGTGCCGATCCCAGCCCCCAGCATCACCGGGCTGACCTCGTGTACCTTCAGCTTCCGCAGGAACCGCACCTGTTTGCCCTCGAACTCGCCGAAACTCGCGTCCAGGATGTCGAACGAATAACTCCACTCCTGCAACGCCCCCAGTGCCTTCACTGTCTCATAGTGCTCGCGTCCGGTCTGGGTGTTCAGGAAGAACCGGCCCTCCACCACCGCGCTATCCTCTTCCTCGCGGATCTCGCCCTTTCCAACCGGCAACTGATCCCAGCCGTGGTTCCAAGCCGCGATCCGCACCGGCTCGCCCTCTGTGAACGCGCCCGGCATCGTCACGTCTTCCTGGTGGTCGATCACATTCAGCGTTGAGAATACCGCGCTGAACTCGCCCTCTTCCCCGTCCGCCTTCAGCGTCATCCCGCCCGTGTACGTCTTTCGCTCCATCGTCTCACCTCTCTCACCGCCCGAACCGCACGGTACAGCTACAGTTCGCCACCTCAGCCGCCCCGCCCGCTGGATCGCCCGGCCAGCGCATGTTCACGCCCGGGAATAGCTCACGTATCCCCACCGTCACCCCGTTCAGCGCCGCGTGGCTGGGCCGCGGGGTCTTCGAGTTGACGATCCACGTCTTCGTCTTCAACCCGCCCTGCCGCGCCCCCTCGGTGGACCCGAACCCAATCGCGCGCGTCACCGCCGTGGTCGCAATCTGGATCGCGCGCACGTCCACCGCAATGTCGAATATCCGCTTGGCGACGCTCCGCGGCTCCTCCTCCATCAGCGCCCCCGCGAGCTGATCCCGCGTGTAGGCGTTGATCTCCTCTGCTGCAATGCGGGCGTTCTCCTCCAGCCAGGCCCGCATCAGGCCCTCATCCAGCTCCACGTCGAGCTGCTCCGTCACGTACCGCGCCCATGTCCCCGCTGTCAGGATGTTCAGCCGCAGAATGTCCTCTCGCAGCTCCGTGTCCCAGCGCAGGCTATCCCAGATGTCCGCGATCTCGGCCTTCTGGCCGTCCGGCGCCAGCCCCTTCGGGAACTTGCCCAGCACCGCGTCCCGCTGGCGGCTGAACGTGCGCGCCAATGTCTGCCGCCACTTCTCCTGGTGCCGGCGGCGCAGCTCCGGCTGGCTCGGGTCGATCTCCCCATCCGCTTTGCGCTCCCCTGCGCTGAGCGCCCGCGTGTTCACATCCTCGTCATCCGCAGGCTCTTCTTCGTCATCATCCGCCGCTTCGTCGTCATCCTCTGGCAGCGCGCTCACCGCCCCCGCTGGCAGCATATTGAGCGGCGTTGCCAAGCCGTCCCCGTCCTTCTGCGACGGCAGGTTCATCCGCGCTCTGGCCTCGTTCACCGTCATCCACGGCACACCCACCGCGCTCTGGAGGCTCGCCACCTGCTCCTCGAATGATCCCGCCAGCTTCTCCGCAATGTTGAACTCGCAGTACACCCCGTCCGAGTCCGCCATACCCGCCAGCAGTTGCAGCTCGATCTCCTCCTCGATCATCTTGAGCCACGGCCCCAGCGCGTCCTGGTACAGGTTCTTATGCTGCTCCCGGATGTTCGAGTTGTGCACCACCAGGCCAGCCGCGACGAAGTTGTGCGTACCCTCTACCTCGATGTCGTACACCGGCTCGGCGAGGAGATACTCGATCCCAACCACCCGTGAGTATTCGCAGCCCGCAGGCGGTTCAGAGCGCCGCCCTTTGGCGAATGGATAGCTCTTGCCCTTCCGATCCCACCCCCGCCCAGCGTCCAACCGTTTCTGATGGCGCGGATTGTGCGAGCCGATCATCCGGTTAGCAGCGGGGTCGGAGCACGTGATCGTCCACTGATCTACGTCCCCAGCCTGGCCGTTGGGCAACACTGTCTGGCCCACGCGATGGTAAGCGTTGCTGACCGCGATCCCCAGGCTCATGCACAGATGGCGGATATCCTCGATCAGGTCTGGGTTGCACGACGAATATGAGACCTTGCCGCGCTTATCGACCGACCCGTCCGAGTCCAGATAGCCGCGCAGGAATGCTAGCCGCTCGGCGCGGCTCGTACCAAACACCCAACCTGGCACCCGCTTGGTGTGCGCCGTCCCAGATAGCCCTAGCTCGGCCAGCCATTCCGCTGTAAGCACAGAGGCGAACCGTGTCTGCCGATCCCCCTCCACCAGCGTCACAGGCTGCATGGGAACTCCTTCCCGCACCCGGCCGTTTCCACGGCTACCGAACGAGACGAACTCCTTTCGCATCACCTCTCGGTAGTAATCCATATAAGGCGCGTCGTTGGCTCGCGCGATGGATACCACGCCCCG